CGTAGGTGACTGATAAGTCCTAGCCACACATTGTGTTTCTTTACAACCTTAAGAAGGTCAGACATTACTTTGTCTATCGCTTCGTTACCAGACAACCCCTCAGAACCTTCCGATACCGCGATAGTAATGTGGTCAAGAACGAGGTACTTGCAACCCATAAGGGCCATGTATTCGATCTTGTCGATAAGAGATGCGTCCCCAACGGAGCCTTGGTGATCCAAGAGAACCAGTCGCTCGTCACCAAACACAGCTTCGTATCCTCTGCGGAGTTCATTCTCATCAGTTGTTGGAGGGTCCATGATGTTACGTTTAAGCTGCATGGAGATAAACTTTTCGGCTGTATCTCCAACACTTTCTTCCAGACTAATGAGTCCAACCTTATCACTTGTCTTAGAAAGAAGGTCAAGAACAATCTCTTTAATGACAGTAGACTTACCACTACCAGTGCCAGAGGTAAACAGAGTAATCTCACCATATCTTATCCCCTTAAGTTTTTCATTGAGTCCTGCAAGGCAATCAGGGTAAGGAACCGACTCAACATTCTGGCGTTCCTTGAGCTTTTCCCAGACTGCTTCGCCCATGACAATTCCTGCAGGGGACCACGTTTTAGCGCCCCATATACTTTCCACGACAGCATCGGATCCATGCTTAAGGAAGAGTTCTGATGGATCCTTGCACCCCTTAAGCGTTGCCACCTTGCATCTGCCCGTACCCACAATTCGTGCCGCTTTTTCCACTGCTTGTGAACCAGCTTCGTCCGAGTCGAACATGAGTATGACAGATTCATATTTAGATAACCATTCCCGTTGCGCCAAAAGGTTATTGACTCCTGAAGCACTGGGAAGCGATACAACAGGGTAGATCCTATTGTACTTTTGTTTATATGCCTGAGCAACAGCGAGTGCATCCAACTCCCCTTCGGTGATGACGAGCATCTTGCTACCCACCGACTGTTCCTGCCCGAATAGTTCCACATCTTTAAAATCTCCATGAACACTAAATGTTTTAGGTAGTTTTCGTTCTTTGTATGCTACGATCTTACCGTTCTTTGTGTATGGGTAATAGTGTGATTCCGGTAATCCTTCTGGAGTTATACTCATTTTTACATTAAAGTAATCTACTACTTCTTTAGAGATACCACGAGAAGAAATACCATAGCTACGATAAGAATCGATATCGGAGAATCTAGTAAGCTCATTAAAGGTGGCGGGTTCATAACTGTCCATTTCTGTTTCTACTTTCTTTGATTTGCCACAGCTGAAGCAGTGTCCTACTCCATCACTGTATGTTGTAAATGCATCGGAGCTACCACATCCAGGGAATGGGCAGGGTCCTCTAGTATATCTTTTATCATCCATCTAGTTCCATCTTTCTTCTTTCGCTTGACGATTCAGTTTTCTCTTGTAACTCGCTTCTCGTTTCTTGTTGAGTCTCTTTTGTTTGATCATTTTCATACTCTCGTACTCTGATGTCAAGGAACTCTCCTCCTCGTTTAACGATTCGCTTTTCAAGTTTGATGTTGTAAACTTTATTGTCATTGAATTCCTCATATACTCCTTGATATGTATCTAATATTGGTTTAATTACATTATCTAGATCTGCCCCTCTATTGGACAGACCTGCTGTGATATCAAAGGTAACTTGACCAGCCTTGAAAGGCCAGTCAGTACCTATAAGTTCATCACGAATCTGGTTCTGATACTCCAGGTAATCCGCTGACTTGAACGTTGTCTTCCCTCTTCGGTTCCACATCTTGTTCGCACTCAGGGGTTTGATTGAGAAGTAATGACTCATCTGGTTCATTCTTACTCACCTCCTTTAGTTCATCCCATGTAGTCAGCATAGTAAGTAGTTTACGACTAACCCAAGGATCACCTGCATTGTTTTCTTTCCAAGCTTTTTCAACAGCTGTCCATCGTTGTCCCATAGGGACACCCTCTAGTATTTTAGCAGCTTTCTTTGGTCCAATACCATTGATCCCTGGGATGTTATCACTAGTATCACCAGTCAAGCATTGTAACATTAAGTTTAGATCTGCTTGATCATCGTTAACAAACTCATGGGTTTTCTTAGTATAGTTGTAGTGATGACCTGGGATTTGTTTAAGGTCTTTATCAATACCACAGATAACAAAGTCCAGTTCCATTTCACGAGCTTCATAGGCCCAGATACAAACTAAATCATCTGCTTCCATACCATCTGCTTCTACTCCACCCCACTTTTCTTTCATATAGTTGTGACCGTAGTTGAGGGACTCTTTTATTTCCTCTTTTAAAGCGGGTCTCGTGCCCTTGTAGGGGGTGTAAAGGTCTTTCCGGTAGTTCCCCCTACCTTGAAGTGCTACACGGCACTCCTGAGGCCCTGAGAAGGCGTATGCGATACATTGATTTACAGTAGTATCGATTACTTTTCTGATCTCTGCTTTATCAGAGTTGCTATAAGCAGCCCTGAAGTAGATAGAGTCAGCGTCAATTAAGGCTAATGCCATTATCTTTTCCTTTTATCTGTAGACCACATCGATACCCCATGCCTTTACTTTATTTTCTAAAGGGTAGGGGTCGAATGGGTCTCTTTCAAATTGAACTGCTGCGAGTAGATGGAGAATGATGTATCCATTTGTAGTATAGTGGTAACGCAATACATCAAACCATTCTCTCGGTTCAATATCGTCTGGTTTTGGGTGGAAGGATACAGCGTACCCTGGGTATTCAATTGATGGTTCATAAGGCACTTCCTCTATATTAGTGGACATCTGCATAGCTAGTTCCGATAACATAATCACCACCTTCCATACAAGTTACACCAAACATTTCTGGACCTTTCTTAAAAGATTCCTGAAGTATTTCACCAACACGATCAGCATCGTCTGGATGTGCAACGTAAGCTATCTCATCATGGTAGAATAACCGTGGCTCTGCACGTAACCCTTCTTCATCAATTTTATTCATAGAATAAGACAAAGCAGATTTACATGTAATACCTTCTGCAGTTTGCAATAGGTAGTTAAGAGCTTGGTATTCACCAGACACAAACACAGGTCTACCGTCAAGTCCAGGGAACCATCCCTCACCTGAAGCATATTGTGTGCTGCGCCATACTTCACCTAGTTTATCTTTAAGTTCTTTCAACCCTTTGATTCCTTTAGCAAAGTCTTCACGTGACTTCTTGCCAGCATTAGCGTTGGGTTTACCAGTTAGGATAGAACCTAGTTTAGCATCACCAGCACCAAACAGATAAGCGTAAAGATAGTTCTTTGCGATAGGTCTAGAACAACCAAGTGCATCTGCATTACGTTGGTGTTGATCACCATAGATTACTTCATTAGTAAACTCATCGTTGTTTACATAGTGACACAGACCACGTAGTTGGTTGCCAGAACTGTCTGCACCTACAACTTTCCAATCTTCATCAGGTATGAATAACTCACGTAACTCTTTACCCCAGGGGGCATTGACTCCTGGAAGATTTACGATTACTTCATGTCTGCAACGGAATGTTTGAGTACCAATAGTCCACATGTTACCATGTATACGTCCACCTTCTAGGGTTTCAAGCCAGCCTTTGATTACAGATGTACGGTTACGTAAAGTATAATACTCGCTGATCATTTTACCCATATCACCTAGTTTCTCTAGAGATGTATCAGTAATCTTTGGTCCTACAGTCACCCAGTCACGCCCAATCTTCTTTCGATTGTATTCGTCTGGCTTCCAACCGATAGTTAGTAACCATTCTTTTACAAGTTCCATAGATCCTAATGTGATCTGCTCTACTGTAAATCGTTGGAACTCTTTGTTTACCGGATGTACATGTGTATCTTCTGGTTTTACTTCTTTTTCATAGAAGTCTGAAAGTAAACGTGCAGTTACAGCAGTGTAGTCACCATTCTTTTTGTATTTAGGTGTCTTAGGTGTTTTATCAATGTATACCTTATGCGTACCTAATTGAGGATGTAGTACTTTTTCAATCTCGTCCATCCTAGTTTGCATAAGCTTAAGATTCTTGACTGCTTTAGGTCTATCAAACTTCCAACCACGGGTCTTTACACGGGCATTAAACTTTGCAGTATCATGCTCAATTAGTAAACCCTCTTTAATTGTTGGACGCTTAGCAGCAATTCGTTTGTACTCTTCTATAAGTTGATTAAACACAGCTACATTTAGCATCACATCTTGTACACAGTAGCGTAGCATTTCTTTAGAGTACCCATCCCAATCATCAAATTCAATCTTTGAGTTGTTAAGATGTTCACCCCAACCCTTTAAGCCATGCTTGTGGGGTCTTTTGTATTGCAATACTTGAGACATAATCCAAGTATCATATATTTTCTTATTATTTAGTTTCAAATCATACAGTTTTTCCATAACTAAATTATCAAATCCGATAATGTTATGACCAATCAACACTTCTGCGTTGTTTAATACTGCACAACCATCATCCATTCCTGGAAGAGAGTCATCATAATCACTAAATTTGTATGTTGTACCAGTGTCTATGTTGTGTGCTACAAGACACCATACTTTAGTTGCATCAAAACCATCTGTTTCAATATCATACACTAATTTCATAAGCTTTTCTTTCTAGGTAGTGTTTCTCTTTTACTGACCTGATTGTGTGACAATTAGCGCAACGTATGTCGCACTTACGAGCCTCTTTGATAATGTTCTTGATACTACAAGAAGCCATTCTATGAGGCGTATATATTTTATCTGTTGGATCTCTGTGATCCCATTGAAGAGCATAGGGGTTTTCATTGTAACCGCAATCAATACAGCCTTTAGCAATTTTGTATCGGTCTAGTATTTTTCTACGTCTTCTTATTTTTAGTATTTGTTTTTGGTTGCAAGTCACTTATCGTTCCCTTCTGGCATGTCGCATTTAGGACAAATAGTATACTTTGAATCAATGCTCATAATGGAAAACTCCTTTCCGCAAATGTCGCATATGATTGTTTTAAACGGTTTGTCGGTTATGTGATCTTGTTTGCTTCTGTCCGATCTCATGCTCCAAAGTATCCCTCGTTGTTTACAGTCCTGTGTTCTTTTGGACCCCATTTTTCCATAAGTAAATCAATATTACTTATAGGTTTAGATCTGTCCATGTAGTCATCATATAAACATTCATATGCATAATCGTATACAGATTCAGTAGGCCAAGAGTGTAACATGTCTTTAATAGCCTCTACGATATCTTCTTCATTATATTTTTCAATCATTTCTAGACCTTTCTATTTGTTTCTGAAGGTTTGCTAAGGCTCTCCAAGCTACTTGTGCCCAGTCCTCATCAATTAAATGCCGCATCATAGCGTCTAACTCATCACCAGATTTAGATCTATCCCAGTGTAGTGTTTCTGGTGTTTGACCATGTTGGATACCACCTTTGAGAGATACTTTTGAGACCTCTACGATTGCGTCAGGGAAGTATTTTATAAATCCTGTATACACTGGAATAGCTTTACGTTCTTTTGCGTCAGTTGGTAGTGTAGATTTTAGTTGTCTTTTCATGTATTCTTCATGTCTTTCGTTAGCGATCATCTCCAGACCCTTTCAATGTGTTTGCTTCTGCTCTTGCTTTTAGTTTATCCAGATTAGAAATAGCAATAAGATCAAGGTCAGTATCCAACTCTGAGGCAAGGACAGCGATATACCAAAGAGTATCACCAAGTTCCATAGTAATAGCGTTAAGGGCTTCCTCGGCTTTTTCTGGGTCATTGTCGTAATCTCCACGAAGAATCTTCTTCACTTTGTTTGCGACCTCAGCAGCCTCTCCTGACAAACCTAATGCCAAGTACGGAAGTGCGTTATCTTTTGGATAGACAGCCGTTGTAACAGCCTTTGATTGGTAGTCATTTAGTTTCATAGTGTTTATATACCCCTTATAGAATTAATACCTTATTGATGACGAGGCTTGTCCTCGGCATAAAGATATACCTATAAGGGGTATATGGAATTTATGGAGAGAACAATGCCTTTTAATCCAAAAAGTCTCAAGAACTTAAATGGTTCTTGGACTACTGAGTCTGCTAGAAAAGCACAGGCCAAGGGTGTAGAAACCCGCAAGGCCAATAAAGAAGCTAGAGAAGCTGCTAAAATGTCTATGGCTGAATGGAAGCTATACAAAACAGATGTTCTTGATCAGACTAATATGACATCTTTGGATGTCCTTAAGATAATGATGATTAAGGCTGTGTCAAAAGATGACATGGATACTGCAGTAGACATTGCAAAAACTTTAGCAGAATTTGAAGCACCTAAACTTGCACGTGTCGATCAGACCAATGTAGAAATACAGGCTGAAGATTTATCTGATGAAGAACTGCAAGAACTATTAGATCAAGCAAGTGCCGAGGCGAGTGCCCCGCGACACTGATGCATTTTGTCGGTTACCCAAAAAAGATGCCTATGCGTTTTGTCGGTTAGCTAAAAGAAAATAAAAGAGTCCCTAGATACACATTGTAGTGTACCTAGGGGCTTTTTGGTTATTATACGTGTGCTTTAGGGCGGCTACAAAAGTTACCACCAGTACCGTTTGGGCTACCTGCAGCTAACCGTGATACAGATAAGTATCCTTGGTTGCTTGAGAATGAACCCTTGGGACCATATTGATCAGTAGTCCTACGGAACTGCAGGTTTTGCCGACCAATTGGGTTAACGATAATTTTTGCTTTAACTGCTTTTTGCATGTTTTTAACTTTCTACTGTACTGTACGAGATTGATCAAGATCTTGAAGGACAAACCCAAGATCGATATAAAGAGTGATTGCTTCTTCTTCTGTTAGAAGCACTTCTTCACCACCAAAGTCAATGGCAATTTTACCATCGGCTTCAGCGTATACATCTTCTATAGTCATTACACATCATCACTATCGTCTACAAAACCATCTTTGAAAGCATCGTGTAGGACTGAGACATTTTCTGTATCTATAGAACCATAGACATTGTAATGAACTAGATCTGAATTATACCGTTTACCTTTACCTAATCTAAGGCTTTCACCACAAACAGCGTCTAGTTTTGTATATGCTTCTGTAGCTTTATCTAGGTGTCTTGTATATACATCGAATGATATTTTCATGTCATACCCCATATGTGTTATTAATTGCGTTTTCTACCATGCCTTGGATTTCTTGTTGTGACATGGATAATCCAAGTTTCTGTAGTTCAAAGTTTACAAGGTCTTTGACATGCACTGTGATATATTGTTTTGATTCTTCAATATAATTATCTACCATGCACCATTCGTTGTATACTTCTTGTTCTACTATTTCTTCTATTGAGATAGCGATTTCTTTCATTTTACCCATTACATAGCCTTTAGTTTGTTATAACGAGTCCACCACATTTGCCAAGAGAATTGGTCATTACGTTTTTTGAATAACTCTAGTAATTCTGTGATAGCTTCATCGGGTAATTTGTAATCTACAGCGAACTTAGCAAAGAACTCAAAGTCTTGTTTAGTCATACTATTAGCCAGACACCAACAATTACATGGATCCATCCAATAGTAGCAATCATTTTATCAATATCAATATTCATCATTATCCTCGTAATAATCAATTGTGTCAGGACGTTTGAAATCGTGTTCCCAATCGTCACATTCAGCATCAAAGGTCATTGTTGTACCATCAGTGAATGTAATACCACCATCAGCCCATTTGACATATAGCTCATCGATATCATCAACTTCCATACTTTCTGGCAAATTGACAAAGACTTGACCGTATGTACTGTAAGATAGTTCTACTCTGATTCTGGTCATCAACAAGTCTCCAGTTGTTCAATATGTGGGTCATAGTATTCTTCTAGGTATTCACATACTTGATCCCAGTTTTCTGGGTAGAAATCTAAATCACCAGCCCAGATACCATCGTTGTATTCGTTTTTACATACAACAGAGAAGTTACTGTCTTCTTGAATAGTACCATAACACCAAGTTTCTCCACCATCTTTACGTTTGTATACATGTTTATCAAGCATAGTTAAACCTCACTGATATCTCTTGAGTGGTTGACATGACACATTTTTCATTACGTTTGAATAGTTCAGCCTCAATTAGATTGAGACCAGAGAATGTGGGATCGTCAGATATAACACGAACAATCCAGACTTCTTCACGCATTTGGACAGAGTTTGTAGTGCCGTCAGTGTTAGTACCTTCATTATTCCAGTGACCGACACCGTTGTATGCTGTGCAGCCGCCATGAATATTAGTTAGAAGTGTCTTGGCATCTTCAAAGGTTTGTCTACCCACTGCACATGGGATATATACTTCATGTATGTAGTTCATTGTTCTAGTACCACTTCTGCATTAGTTTCTATCCAGACTTTAGCACCACATGATAGTGGTTTGTCAGG